AGATCGGCCACTTTGATCTGACGGCGTTCGGCGGCGTGGTTCTGGACGAGAGCAGCATCCTTAAAAACGTGGACGGGCACTATCGCACCCGTCTCGTTACGGAATGCGCTGCGATCCCGTTCCGGCTGGCCGCGACCGCGACGCCCGCGCCGAACGACTTCATGGAACTTGGCAATCACGCGGAGTTCCTAGGGGTCATGTCCTACACCGACATGCTCGCGTGCTTCTTCACCCACGACGGCGGCGAGACGCAGAAATGGCGGCTGAAGGGCCACGCCGAGGCGCCGTTCTGGCGGTGGATGTGCTCGTGGTCGGTCATGCTCCGAAAGCCGTCCGACCTAAGCTATGACGACGGCGCCTACTTGCTCCCGCCGCTCCACCAACATCAGCACACTGTCGCGGTGGACTACGCGCCGAGCGCCGGGACCGGCCTCCTTTTCCCGATGGAGGCGGTGACGATGCAGGAGCGCCAGCAAGCCCGCCGCGACACGGTTTCGGATCGCGTCGCCATGGCCGCGCGCATCACGCCTTCTGATCGTCCGTTCGTGTGGTGGTGCCACCTCAACTCGGAAAGCGAGGCACTCGCCCGCGCAATCCCCGATGCTGTCGAAGTTCGCGGGTCCGACCCCGAGGACGTGAAGGAGCGCCGGCTGGTCGATTTCAGCGAAGGGCGCATCCGCGTGCTTGTCACCAAGGCGTCGATCGCCGGCTTCGGCATGAACTGGCAGCACTGTGCCGACACGGGGTTCGTCGGCCTAAACGACAGCTTCGAGCAGGTCTATCAGGCCGTGCGTCGGTTCTGGCGGTTCGGCCAGACGCAGCCGGTCAACGTCCATTTCATCGCGGCCGAAACCGAGGGCGCCGTCGTCGCCAACCTTCGCAGGAAGGAAGCCGACGCCGAGCGGATGGCATCCGCTATGGTCGCGCACATGGCCGACCTTTCGTCCGAGACCATTCGCGGCGCCACGCGCGACCGCGCCGACTACAACCCGACGCAGCCCGTGCGGCTGCCGTCCTTCCTGACGAGGGCATAATGATCGGAGCAATCGAGCAGGTCATCACGGATGACTATGCGATCTACCAGGGCGACGCCTGCGAACTCATCCGCGCCGTGCCCACGGACAGCATCCATTTCGGAGTTCACTCCCCGCCGTTTGAGGGGTTGTACAAGTTCTCAAACAGCGAGCGAGATATCAGCAACAACGATGGCGCCTCGTTCTGGGCGCACTATGGGTTCCTCATCACGGAACTGTATCGCGTGACCATGCCGGGCCGTTTGCACTCGGTCCACTGTATGCAACTTCCGACGAGCAAGATCAGGCATGGGTATATTGGGATGCGGGACTTTCGGGGTGACGTCATCCGCGCCTACGAGGCCGCCGGCTGGATTTTCCATTCCGAGGTTTGCATCTGGAAAGACCCGGTTGTCGCTCAGCAGCGCACCAAGTCCATTCGCCTTCTGCACAAGCAGGTCGTAAAGGACAGCACCATCAGCGCGCAGGGCCTTGCGGACTACATTGTCACGTTTCGCAAGCCGGGCGACAACCCGGAGCCCGTGGCGGGGTGCTTCGATCAGTACGTCGGGCCGGCAACCAATGAGCCCGACCGCAGCAAGTACACGTCTCACATGGACGGGCGGAACTGGTACTCGATTGAGGTCTGGCAACGGTACGCTTCGCCGGTCTGGATGGACATCGATCAGACGCGGACCTTGCAGTACCGCAACGCTCGTGACGAACGCGATGAAGTCCACATCTCGCCGCTGCAACTCGACGTGATTGAGCGCTGCATTGACTTGTGGTCGAACCCCGGCGACGTGGTGCTAACGCCGTTCCTCGGCATCGGGTCGGAGGTTTATGGCGCGATTGAAATGGGACGCAAGGGCATCGGGTTCGAGTTGAAGGATAGCTACTTCCGGCAGGCGGTGAAGAACCTTGCCGAAGCGACGCGGCGCCCAAATGGGTTGTTCGCAACATGACCGGCCGCACATGGGAAATCCGCCACGTCCGTCCCGGCGACGTCGTGGCCCCTGACGAGAGTTTCAGCCCGTTTGATTGCCACCACGGGCGATATCGCGTGGGCATGGCGGCGCGGGAGATTACCGAGTTCACGGCCGAGGAGCGCGCGGAAATCGAGCGCATCGGCAACGACGCAATCCGCAAGGCGGAAGGAGGCGAGCGTGACGGGCGTTAGATCGTATTTGGGCCGCTATCAGCCCGTATCGCACATGTCCGACGAAGATATACGCCGCGCGGCTCACAAGGCATGGCATGATCGTGGCATGGTCTGCATCACCGCGCACGACTTGGCCCGCATCCCTGAAATGACGCGAGCGACGATCATCAGCGAGGCGTCCCGCCTCTACGGACGGAGGGCCAACACGTGAGCGATCAGACGAAGTGCCCGGCGTGCCGGGTGAGGTCCATCGAATACCCCACGGCTGGCGGCATCGTGGATGATCGGTCCTGCACCGGCCGGGCGGGCTGCGTGCGGGATGTTGGCCCGCGTGGGATGGTCGGGCGCCTAATCGTCGAACACGATCGACTGACGACGCCCAATCGGGAAACCCCCACGCCCGAGAGCGGCCCGGCGGGGGCGGATGTCCCGTCCGGGACAACGGGCATCGTGGATCGGCTGCGGGACGGGCTGATTGGAGACGCTTGGGGCGAGACAGATATTGATGCGTCATGGGGGCTCATGACCGAAGCCGCCGACGAAATCGCCCGCCTCCGGGGCGAGGTGGAGCGGCTGACGCGGCAGGTGGATCACTGGATCGGCTATGCCCGCGCAACTGAGACCCACGCCGCTCGCTTGGAGGACCGCCGCGCCGATCTTGCCGCGCGCGCTGCTGATCTGGCGCTGAAAGCACAGGCCGTCGCGAAGGCCGACCGCGCCGCCCTCGCCACGCGCGTCGCGGAGGCGGTGCGGGAGGCGTGCAAGCAGGCGGTCATCGGGACGTATGGCGACGCCCGGAACCATCACAGAATGGACGCCATCGACCTCGGCCCCGTCGTGGCAGCCGCGCTAAAGGAGAGTGCGCCATGACGAAGCGGTATCGGCAGGCGAACCGTCGCGGCGGCCGGCGGCCCTCGCACGCCCCCGCGCCGGGACGTCCGGCGCACGACACCGTGATCCCGCCGGAAGCGTTGGCTCAACGCGCACGGATCGTGGGGGAAGCCGCGCAGCTCGATCATCGCAGCGGGACGGCCCTCGGTCAGCTTCTCCATGGCGGTTACATCGACGATCGATTGCATGACGCGGGGGTCAAGGCGGGCATGGTGTGGGCAAAATGGCAACGGCTGGCCGCATGTCCCCCCATTTCGATCACCGGCCGATCCCAGGGTCAATCCGCCACGGATGACACCGAAGAGTGGAGGCGCGCGAAAGAGGACTTTAACGCGATGGCGACGGTGATCCGCGCGCAACCGGCCGGGAAACTCGCATGGGACGCGGTTGAAACCGTGTGCCTTGGGGCGGTGGACTTTCGGGAAACCCCCGTCATGCTTCAGCGGTGGCCGGTGTGGGGGGGCCACTTCAAGGGCGCGCTGGGCGATTTGGCGAGGTTATGGAAGATCACCGGGAAGGCGGCGTGACAGTTGCCGCTCGCGGTCGGTTGTGCTAGGGTCAAATCAGATAATCGACTTTGTAGGCGCTGGGGCAACCCGGCGCCTTTTCGTTTTGGGCGTCGGATGCAGCCGGAAACCCGTCTCTGGCGCTGCGTTATCGCCCGCGCGCTCGCTGACGCATCGGCCCCTGAGCGCCCCGTCGTCGCGACAGGCGACAGCGCGCCGACGGATGTGGAGCGCGACCGCGCGCGGCGATGGCTTCTCGGGAATGGCCGGAATATCCGCGATGTGTGCCTGATGGCAGACGTGGACCCGGACGCCCTCCGATCGGCGGCGGAACGACACCTTGCGACAAGGGGCGAAACATGCGCGTTGAGACGACCGTTGGCGACGTGAGCGTGTCTTTTGACACGGAAGCCGAGACCCTGGCATTGACGATCGGTCGCATTCACATCGCGCTCACGGCCGAGGAAAGCGCCGGTCTGGTCGAGGCGCTAGCCGATATCCTTGACGAGACCGACGAAGACGAAGACGGCGACGATGATGGCGAGTACGTGACGATCGACTTCGACGCGCTGGCGCTACTGGACGTGGACCAGCTTGACGAAGTGGCCGAGGTGCTTTCGACCATCCGGGCGTCCAAGGTGTCGTAATGGACCGCGTGGACCTTACCCAACGCCCGACCGACGGGGCGTATGAGGTCCACGCATTGATCCGCCATCGGGGCACGGACGATCCGTCTCCCAGGTGGACTACCGTCGGGGTCTTCGGCCGACGTGATGACGCAGATCGGTGCCGCGCCACTTGGGAGCGCCGCACGGGAGGCAAGAAATGACCCGATACACGAACGTCAACGCGCCCGACATCGAACAGTGGGGCGGCAAGCGCACGGTCGAAAGCGCGGCACGGCCCGGCGGCGGCTACCGTGGGCGCAAGGTCTACGCCAGCAAGAGCGACGCCCGGATGGACAGCTACGGCATGTACGCCGAGGACGCCAAGAGCAAGGCCGGCGTGGCTGCAAAGCCCGTCCAGTCGCGCACGATCAACATGATGGACGGCGAGAGGGATTGCTAAACGAAAAACCCCCGCACTAGGCGGGGGTGTCTCCGTAGGGGGGGAGGTTCATCGCGACAGCGCTGCACGCGAGCGCCACGACTTTAGGGACTTCGACGGGCGTTTCGTTGGCATCCCGCCTTTTCCCCGCCTCATACAGAATTACCGATGAGGCGCTGATACCGAGGGCTTCGGCGGCGGCGCGCTGCGATTTGAAGAACCGCTTGCGCCAGTCTTTGAACTGGCCGGGCGTCATGCGTCCTTCTCCTCAATGCGCGACACGACAAGCACACTGACGGTAGGGGTAGTCCAGTACTGACGCCCGCCGGGGTGACGACCCGGCTTTTCGACGCGCATTTGTGAGCGCGAAAACGGGGCGATCCACGTTGCGCCGACCGAAGGCGCCTCCATCGTCTTGATCCAGCAGTCGCCGAACGGCCCCGGCTCCACGATCGCGCTCGCGCGGTCCCACCATTTCGGGTCGTAGGAGCCCATCAGGTAAGCGACGGCGGCGGCGCGATCGTTGAACGCGACGATGGTGGCGTTCTCGGCGATGTAGAGGCCGTCACTGTCGTGCGTGGCGTAAAACTTGGGCTTCGTCATTGGTCGTCCCCCTCGGGATGTCGTGGATAGGAGCGGGGTCAGGCGGCCACCCAAGCGCATGTACGGTCGCTGTTGACGCTGTAAGCAATGCCGGATGCGTCAAGGGCGGCCAGCGCGGGGGCGAGGTCAACGTCGTGGGCGTTAATTAGTATGCAACACGTCGCCGGGCGCGGCGCGATTTGATACCCCGCGGTTCGGGACACGAAGCCGCTGACACGGCTGCTACGATGCGTGACCCGCGACAGCGGCAGGCCGGCGGCGGCGAATGCAGCGCGGATGTGAGCGGCCTTGGTCATCGTCTGTCTCCCGGTTAGTGGGGCATCGCCCCGTTGACAAAGCGAATGTAGCGCACTGAGTGCAGGTTGTCAATGCACCATGTGCAGATTTTATCGACGTTCTACCCGCTGTAGTGCGAAACCATAGTGAGGGGCGCCACCCGAAAGGACGCGCCGCAACGGCATGACCGGCGATCCAGCAACAAATGGCGAGAAGCGGAACCCGAGCTGGTTCAAGCCGGGACAGG